ATCTTAACGTATATCCCCGGGCGCTGAGCCCAGAACTTTTCGGTGATGCTGCTGTAGATCTGCTTATCATCCTTCCAGTATCCGAGTTCCGTCATGATGTCATAGAAAGCTTTGCAGAGATTATCAGCATCAGGTTTATTGGTGTACGGCTCACCGTCATGATGCTTAGCCTTTATTGGGAAGCACCATTTTGTCACTACCTGTAATGCACCTGTTAATGGAGCGACTGGACGGTGCTGTGAGAGGTAAGCTTTCAATTTCTGGTGAGCGTCGCTGTTGCCTCTGTCATAGTACTTCCTTTTTCCGTTTATGATAGTACAGCCTCGTTCCTGCTGTGTAGAGGTTGGCGGTATCATATCCATGAAAAATTCAATCATCGTTCTCATCCTCATCAAGATAAGTCTTTCTGCCGAGTGCGCATTCATGAATCTCATCATCGTAGAGCATACATTTGAGCGTCTGACAGTACATCATTTCGCTTCCTGATGAAAAAGAAAGCGGGCAGAATCTCTCCTTGTTGTTTTCAAGATGCCTTCTGCTTTCTTCTGCTGTATAAGTCATAAAAATCTTCCTTTCTGTTTTGCGCTTGTAAATGAATAGGTACTAATGTAAAGAGGCTGGCTTTTGAGCCTCTTTACATGTATACCTCATTTACATTGTTTTTAGTGTAAGTGTAAATTATATATTATATATAGGGTGTTTACACTGATTTTTACACACTAAAGCGATGAACTATTTTCTGAATACTTTTGAGTCTTTAACGTACAATTCCTTTGAATGTTTAAGTCTGTTTCTGACTGTCTGAGGTTCGCAACCTATGTATTCGGCCATTTCTTTCAGAGTTACTTCCCCGTTTACGTTGCAGGCATTGAAAGTGTTAACCAGTTCAGCGTTCTTATCAGCAGTCTTAGCCTTTTCTGAACGCTGCCGAGCTGCTGCCCCTTTTTTAGCCCCTCGCTGCCATGAAGTCAGTTCAATATCCGTCTGCAAGTCCTTCAGCACTCCGACTTTGTCCTCGTCGTGTATCGGGTAGCGGAAGTACAGATTTTTCGTCTGGAACTTCGGGAACTCTCGGAGAGTGCCTTCCATGCGCCATGCGGTAAGAGAATCAATATATGCATCGGAAGCGCTGAGAGCCGTTTTAAAGGCTTCGTAATTGTCCCGGGATAAGTTGTCACAGCACAGCTTCATCGAGGCGCTGCGGCTCAGCAGATCATCGGGAGAGGCATTCCTTGCAACATCGGGAGCGTACCTGTTGAGATAATCGGCGCATACCAGGCAGCCCTCATTATTCTTCAGCTGCTTCCTGATATCCTCAGTGAGTTCAAGCTCGACCATGTCAAGAAGCGCATCAGGATCACGGGCGAAAACTCCCGAGCCTGACGCTCTGTCCATTGAGCGCTTGCCGCCCTGACTGCCTTTAGAGTGATGGTGGCAGTAAATGACAGCACATCCGAGAGCAGTACACACTTTGTCGAACTGGTTGCAGAAATGAGCCATCTGATCGGCGCTGTTTTCGTCGCCTGTGATGACCTTGTATATGGGATCGATAATAACTGCAAGGAAGTTCTCACGCTTTGCCCTCCAGATCAGCGAAGGCGCTAACTTGTCCATGGGCTTTGTCATTCCTCGCAGGTTCCAGATACGGAGGTTGTGCAGATTCTGAGGCGGTATTTTCAGCGCATTGTATACATCCTTTACACGATGCAGACAGGACGCTTTGTCAAGCTCCAGATTCACATACAGCACCTTTCCCTTAGCACACTGCCAGCCCAGCCACTTCCTGCCCTCGGCAATAGCTATTGCAAGTTCGATGAGGGCGAATGACTTGCCTGCTTTTGAAGGACCTGCCAGAAGCATCTTGTGACCCTGACGCAGTACGTTCTCGATGAGCGGCGGTGCAAGTTCGGGCATATTCTCCCATGCGTCAGACATATCCTCGAAGTCAGGAAGATCGTCGTTGACTGATTCTATCCACTCTTTCCATTCCTGCCATGATGAGAAGCCGCTGTTGGTCTCTACCAGGAACTGCTTCTTTCCGTTTCTCATTATTCCGGGCATTCTCGACAGTCGTGAGGGGTTACGGCAGTTGCGGTCAACGTGCAGTCCGTTTTTATCGCATATCTTATAGAGAAATTCAACTCGTTCACGGTATTCCTTGAAACTGCCTGCTTCTACTCTTACGATCGCATGAAGCGACTTTCCGCCTGTAAAAACAAGCGCAGCGATAGGCAGCTTCAGATCGTGCATAATACCGTTCTGCTGTGCAACAGGGATGCTGTCTGATTCTACAAGAGCATAGCGGTAGTCAGCCACGCAGTCATTTTTTACACCCTGACCGTTAAGCGGATTGAAGCGTATCCATGCCCCGCATTCTTCATTTATAGTGCCGAATACTGATTCGATATCACCGCCATACCTTGCAAGTTCCTGTAAAAGCTGACCTGCGGTACGGTCATAGCTTCCTGCTTTCGGCTTGAATTTCCCGCCGTCAGCTTCATCTTTCCACACCTCGGTCACGTAGCCGACTATGTCATTCATGTCGAACAGTGCTTCCAGATACCTGCGGATCTCTGATGCAGGGTCCCATACCTTCGGTTCGTGTATCGGAAGCTCCTGAGTATCCTCGGCGGATGTTACAGTGTATTCCTCACCGATAACATCGTCCCAGGCAAGGACTTTATCGGGAGCTTTTGACGGAGGATGATATCCGCCGTCTAAAGCCATTTTTACTATTGTTCCGGCAGTTACGGGAGTATCGCACCCGTTGAAGCTGCGCCATTTCTTTTCGCATTCACCCTGATGATATCTTGCAGCGTCACGCATAGACCAGGTATCCCAGACAGATACGTCATAGCCTGAATCTTTAAGAGCCATTCCTATACCACACCACTGCTGATAGTCAAGCTCGGAAGGGTCGATGTATTCGAGGAGTTCTTCTAAATTGTCGTTTTTGTAGTTCATTTCATGCCTCCTGAGGTATAAATGTAGCAGGATCTACACCGGATGGAACACCTTTCCAGCCTATGCTTGCGATACGGGTTATCATATTTGTTGCTGCTGTAAAGCTCCATCTGCCTACGTGCTGAAAGCCGTAGCGTTCAAGCATACGGATCTGCTTAGGTGTAGCAAGCCCTGCAAGCTGTCTCTGAGCGCAGGCACGGAGTATCTGTTCGGCTCTGCCTGCGGTGTCAACTGCTGACGGGTCAATGCCTCGTTTTTCAAGGTCTTTCTTCTGTGATTCTGTCACGGGATTCTGCTCCCATCCGAATGATGGTACATAACTGCTGAGAGAATTGTCCTGTATACTCATGGCGTACTGCATCGGATCCACCAGCTTTGACCTGCGCTTTTTCAACTTTTCAAGCTTTTCGGCGAGAGCAGCTTCACGGTCACGGACGACATCCTCGGAGGCTGTCTGCTCTGCTTCTTCAATGTCAACGGGGCAGCCTGCCGCTGCTATCTGCTCTGTCATTTTTTCTGCTACTTCCTCATTCTCTGCGATCAGGCAGGCAGGACGACACAGTTCATGCCGTTCGGTGTGCCATAGAAAATCGAGCAGCAGCAGATGATCCTTGCCCTCAGCAAGTCTCGTTCCACGTCCTACCATCTGACAGTACAGCGCCCTTACCTTTGTAGAGCGGAGCACTACTATACAGTCAACTTCCGGGCAGTCCCATCCCTCGGTCAGGAGCATGGAGTTGCACAGCACGTTGTACCTGCCGTCAGTGAAGTCCTTCAGTATCTGTTCACGGTCGTCGGAATCACCGTTTACTTCTGCGGCACGGAAACCGTGTCTGTTCAGTATGTCACGGAATTTCTGCGAGGTCTTTATAAGCGGAAGAAATACAACTGTCTTGCGGTCGGCACAGTGCTTTGCCATTTCCTCGGCGATACGTTCAAGGTACGGGTCGAGGGCGGTTGCAATGTCATTAGGTTTATAGTCTCCTGCGGACGTTCCGACTTTTGTGAAGTCGATCTTTATCGGGATAGTCAGCGCTCTGATCGGTGTCAGGTAGCCTTCTTTTATAGCCTGCGGAAGTGTGTACTCATAGGCAAGGCTGTCGAATACCTTGCCGAGGTTCTTCTGATCTCCTCGATCTGGTGTTGCTGTAACTCCGAGGACTTTTGCCTTATCGAAGTATCTGAGTATGACCTGATAGCTTTCGGATACGGCATGATGTGCCTCGTCGATGATGATGGTGTCGAAATAATCACGGCTGAACTGCTCCAGACGTTTTGCTCTCATGAGAGTCTGAACGCTTCCAACTGTCACTCTGTACCACTGCCCGAGACAGCTCTGCTCAGCTTTTTCAACTGAGCAGCCAAGCCCTGTAGCTTTCATTATCTTATCAGCTGCCTGATCGAGGAGTTCCCCACGGTGAGCGAGAATGAGAACACGGCTGCCTTTTTTGACTGAATCTTCTGTGATAGTAGCAAATACGATAGTTTTTCCGCAGCCTGTAGGAAGAACGAGCAGAGTTTTATCTCTGCCCTGTTCCCATTCTCCCCAGACCGCTTTTCTCGCTTCTTCCTGATATGGTCTGAGTTCCATTATTACACTCCTTTGATATTACTGTTATTTCCATCCCTGCTGCCAGGGCTGTGTCTGCTGAGGCGGTGTATACTGTGTCTGAGGCTGCTGGTACTGCTGAGGCGGTGCCTGCTGTGACGGCGGTGCAAGAGCAGGCTGATTGTAGCTGGGATAAAGCTTGTCTATACGGTTGGTCTGCCTGTTTTCGCCGTCCTTCTTGTAATTATGTACGACCACTTTGCATATGCCCTGCTTGCCGATAAGTTCGGGAGTCCAGAGCATACGGACAGGCTCGTCCTTTTTCTTCATGCCGATAGATGCGAAGAACTCAGAAAGCTTCCACTCCATCTTCTTGTGAAGCAGGAAGTTCTCCTGCAAATCGATACACTGTCCGTCATTGGTGTATACGGTGAATGTGACGATAGCTTTAGGGCAGGCAGGTATCTTGTCACCGCCGTCATATCTGCCCTTTTCAAATTTCTTGATGGTGAATACATAATCGCCCTCGGGGAGCAGTATAAAACTGCTCTCCTCTCTGATCTCGTCGTCCCATCCGAATACTCCGTCGGACTGAGGCTGTGTCTGAGCCTGCTGCTGATAGCTGTTGTAGGGGTTAGCGTAATTGTTCTGATAATCCATAATTTCTTCCTCCTTAATATGGAACATAGTCGTTGCAGTTTTCCTTGATGAGCTGTACTACCTGATCCCAGATAGTTGTCAGGTACATGAGGTAATCTGTCGGGAACTGCTGAATTTTCATGCCGTTTGCCATGTAGTGACGGACATCGATGCTGACGTATTCGATCTGCTCGGCCGTTACATTATGCTGCTGCATGAGATCTGCAAGAGCATCGGGGATGCCCTGTACACGCTGATAACCTGTTGGCTGCTGAGGTGATGTCGGGATGTCAACGAAGCCGCTGAGATCTTCCTTCACTGCTTCCGTCGGGATACCTGCCTGCTGAGCTTTTTCTATTACCTGCTGAGCCGGTGGTGTATTCACAGGCGGAGCAGGAGTGCTGCCGAAAATCGGAGCAAGGCTTTCCCAGGTGAGAGGGAGCTTGTCGGGCATTCCGAAGCGGTTCTTTGCATCCCACCACGCTGTTTTTGTGGTGTACATGATACGCTCGCAGGATGTCGCCTTGTGCTTCTTGCCTTTGTCATCAACTGCGATAATGTTAGTGCGGAATGCAAGGAAAAGAGTCATGTCAGACCATTCCTTCAGAAGTGGTGCGATCTTGTTGGTGGTCTTGTTGCCCAGCTTCAGCTCCCAGTGATCAAATTCCTCTGTTTCCTCGGGGAGAGTAGTCTTTCTGCTGATAGCATGGCAGAGAAGCACGATATTCACACCTTCTTTGATAAGGCGGTCCGTACTGTCAAGGAAACGGCCTATCATTTCCTTTTCATATTCCCATCCCTTGCCGTAGTTCATACCCTCAATGCCGGTGACATTGTGTTCAGTGCAGAGTGCTTCCAGAGCCAGCCGCTCAGCCCAGTCGAAAGTATCGACAATAGCAGTCTTATAGCCGTTTGCCTTGCAGGAGCTGAGTATGTACTCAAATTCATCTGTGAACATCTTCCAGCTTGTGGGCTTCGGCAGTCTGCGGACGTTCATCCTTGATGTACTGCCCTCACAGTCGATAAATACAGCTCCCGGGAACTGCGAGGCAAGTGTTGACTTGCCCACACCCTCCTGTCCGTAGATAACGATTTTCAGACCGTTGCCTGTCTGGATGCCGTTTACTTCTTCAAAAATCATGCTTATTTCTCCTTTCAGAATTTACCTGTGTTCCAGGGCTGTGTGATCACTTCGGGTTTAGGTGATGCATCAACAGGTATAGCATTTTCACCGGCTGCATAGCCGTCTTCAATGATGATACTGCATTCCTCTCCAAGTGATACTCTTGTTGCAATTGCCTGCAAGCCTTCGGATTCAAGCCACTGTCCGAACTCTTTAAGCGTATCAGTATCCATCTGCTCCAGCTTGTCAAGAAGTACGAATCCGCATTCTGGATTGAGTTTGCGGACTATAGCAGTTGCAACTCTCAGCTGCTGTGAGCCGCTCATATTGTCCCATTTCTGCCCCTCGAATGTCAGTTCACCATCAGCAACGGAAAGTCCTCTCAGTGGAAGATCAGCATTGTTCAGCAGATCAAACTTCTCCTTGCGGACATCTTCTATCTGTACAGTCAGTGCGTCATACTGCTCACGGTATCCCTTGGCTTCCTCTTCAGCTTTCACCTTGTCAAGGTTAGCACGCACTTTAGTATTGATGGTGTCAATATCAGCAATATTCTTTTCGAGTTCGGCGGTAGATTCGTCTACAAGATCCTCTGCGGACTTAGCAGCTGTCTGAGCGTTCGCCTGTGCCTGTGCATAACGCCTCTTTGCTTCATCAAGAGCCTGACGAGCCTGTTCCAGTTCATAGTCGTACTGCGCTTTCAGCTGACGCTTGCGCTGGTTCTCGCCGTTTCTTGCAAGTATAGCCTGCTGCTGAGCGATAAGATCAGAAGCGGATATGGGAATTTCGGGAACTCCCTCATAGCTGACCATTTCCTTTGCATACTTGGCTTTCTGGTCTGCGATCTGACCGATAGCATGACGCTTGTCGTACATTTCCTTTTCCGTGCGTTCCAGTTCGTAGAGCTTGTCACCTACACCGATAATGCGGAGGAGGGTGTTCGCCTTGTCCTTATTGCTGCTGTTCATGAACTGCGGAAGATCAAGTGCAAGCGGTTCGAGGAAGCTGTTCAGGAGCTGCTGTCCTGACTTATTGCCGTTGGGATCTGTGACTTTCAGTGCGCTGTTTTTGCCCTTGCGCTCTACAACAATGCCATTGCTGAGCGTGACTTTCAGTGTCGGCGGAAGGAGTGCTCCCTCACGCTGAGCCTGTGACGGACGGTACTTCTCACCGCCGAGAGCCCAGCATATAGCGTCGAGCACTGAAGTCTTGCCCTGGTTGTTCCTGCCTCCGATAACAGTAAGGCCGTTAAGCGAGGGCTCAAGGGCGAGCGCTTTGATACGCTTCACATTTTCAAATTCAAGTGTGTTGATTTTGACTGACATATTCATACTCCTTTCAGTCTGTTTATTGTCTGGTTGATAAGCATATCTACATTTTCAAGCTTTTCTATGAAAAGTGCCTTTTCGGGAGAATCTATATGCACTTCTGTAAACTGCGTCAAGTGCCTTAGAGCATCGACTGCTGCCATCATGTGTGCTTTGAATATACCTTTGATGTCCTCAGTGGGATTAATGCGCAGATCTGCATGATGCCTCTCCTCAGCCTCTGCAAGCTGCTTTTTCAGCTCTTCGATCTTGGTAGTATCCTCATAGCTGTCACGGGGACGGGATTCAAGTTCTTCCAGCTGCCGTGAAAGGCTCTGGACTGTCTCATTGGCTTCATCAAGGTCGTTTTCGGTCTGATCCAGTTTTTTACCGGTTCGTTCCAGTTCATTTACAAGCTCTTTATTTCTGGTGAGCAGCTTATCCTG